GAAACAAACACTACACAACATTTACACGACGATCTCTACAACTATCTCAATGATAGCGATAGACTTGAAGTCACTTGGAGTTGTTCCCCAAAACTTAGTGTCTCAGGAGAACCTTGGGAGACTGCTATTAAGCCTGATGTTGCTCGCGAGTATACTCGTGTTGACGGCAGTGAACTTTATCTTAAGTTTGTTGTGGCTACTGATAACGACTTTGACGAAGTTACAAAAGCTGTGGACGCTTATAGAAGTGCCGGGGTGGAATGTCCGGTATATCTTATGCCGTTGGGTGGACGCAGTGAAGAATATTCCCTCAACGTTAAAGACGTGGCGGAGGCGTGTATGGAAAGAGGATGGAGATTTACCCCTAGACTCCACATATCCTTATTCGGAAATGCATGGGGCACTTGATCAAGTGAAAGAAAAACAATATAAAAATGCACAACATGAACGGGCTATGAAGGCTCCTATTAGTGAAGATCGCATTAGAAAAGCAGGATGGTAAATTATGGGATGGTGGAATAAACTAGTAAAAATGCAAACCGGCTCAGATACAACTGAAGAAGTAAAAGAGCCAACATCAGAAGAAGTTAGACGTTCAGCATTAGAAAACGAAAAGGTAGTTGCTACTAAAGCAGGTAAACCTTGGGTAGCAGTATTAGATACACAAGTAAATGAAGATAACATTCGAAACGGGTTCTTTGAGCTCGATTGGAATAATGAGTTTATTGAACAATTACTTGACGCAGGTTATCAAGGTGAATCAAATGAAGAGATTGTTGATCAGTGGTTTAAAACTATTGTAACGCAAATGCTTCAAGAAGATGGTCAAGACCCAGATAGAGATATGGGCTACATTAACGTAGTACCTATCGATAAAGGTAAGAGTGAAGTATCTTAATGCTTGACAACAGCCAGATCTGGTGTTACAATAGTACTATAAATTATACAAAGGCAAAACTATGTTAGAAATTATAGGCATTACACTATTAGTTGCATTGATACAGAATGGCGACTTGTTCTCAATATGCGTATCGGGGTGTTCATAATATGGCAACTCATATATTAGTAGACACAGCAAACACGTTCTTTAGAGCTCGACACGTTGTACGTGGCGATATTGATACTAAAGTAGGTATGGCATTACACATTACACTAAGTGGTGTTAAGAAAGCATGGGCAGACTTTAATGCTGATCATGTAGTGTTCTGTTTAGAAGGACGTAGCTGGCGCAAAGACTTTTACGAACCTTACAAGCGTAACAGACAAGTTGCACGTGATAAGATGACTGTAACTGAGTCAGAAGAAGATAAAGTCTTTTGGGAGATCTTCGATGAGTTTAAGAACTTTGTTACAGAAAAGACTAACTGTACTGTAATGCGTCATCCGCAACTAGAAGCAGATGATCTTATTGCAGGTTGGGTACAAGCACATCCTAATGATACACATATTATTATTAGTACCGACGGTGACTTTGCACAACTTATTGCACCTAATGTAAAACAGTACAATGGTATACAAGACGTTACAATTACACACGAAGGTTACTTTGACAAGAAAGGTGATCGTGTTATTGACAAGAAGACTAAACTAGAAAAGCCTGCACCCGAGCCTGACTTTATGTTGTTTGAAAAGTGTATGCGTGGCGACACTAGTGATAATGTGTTTAGTGCATATCCAGGTGTACGTAAGAAAGGCACTAAGAACAAAGTAGGCCTTATTGAAGCATATGCTGATAAAGACAGTAAAGGCTACAACTGGAATAACATGATGCTACAACGTTGGGTTGATCATGAAGGTGTAGAGCATCGTGTACTAGATGACTATACACGTAATGTTACACTATGTGATTTGACTGCACAACCTGCAGACATTAGAGAGATAATTAATAATACTATTGCAGAGAATGCTAAGCCTAAAGAAGTAGCACAAGTAGGCATGAGACTTATGAAGTTTTGTGCTAAGTGGGATATGCAACGTATTGCAGATCAGGCGGCAACCTTTGCAGAACCATTACAAGCGAGGTATCCACAATGATAAAAACAAAAACTATTCTTAAAGACAAATTTTGGATTCTTGAAGAAGAAGGTGTACGTGTTGGAACTTTAAGTATTAGTGAAGACAAGTATATGTTTAGTGGCCCTACAGGAACTGCTTATTTTGACAGTAAAAAGGCACTAAAGAGTACGTTCGGCGACGGTGTACTGATTAGCGAAGTACTAGAAGAGCCAGAAGAGAAGCCGGAAAAAGAAGTTTATAACTTTCCAACAAGCACACATCCTTACAATCCTATGCTAGATGTACAGCGTAAACTACCATTGTTTACTAAAAGTAATAAGAGTAAGAGCTTGTATTGTGCAGGATATTACATTATACACTTTGACAAAGGTTGGGTAAAGAGCTTTTGTCCTAAACTACTTACTGTAGAACGTTACGAATTTGAAGGACCGTTTAAAACAGATCTTGAAATGAAGTCAGCGTTGAGTAAAGCAAATGTCAAGTGAGCCGTTAAACACTTCTTCAATACAGATGTTTCTACAGCAAACTAAGTCTGCAGATTTATCAAATTCTAGAGAAGTTAAACTTCCTATAGCACAAGCCAAGAACCTTGCATACACGTTAGGTATAGTAATGGCAAGACTAGAAGGCGACTTAGAAAGATACGTTAAGGAAAATAGTGGCGGCGGAAGTGACATTGAAGTAAGGTTAGACGGCGGAACTGACTGGAAGTAAACTACATACTTAACTGTAAAAAGAGATAAATATATGCGTATATAATTTTAAGGAGTATACGCATATGAGTAGGCCTAAACCAACCGTATTGCTAGAACACATAGATAAGAAAACATATAGAGCTGAACAAGTTCTAGATGCAGATGCTATCTGGGCAGTGTTCTACAACAACAAACCTTTCAACCTAAAGAGTTTAAACTCTATCACAAACTATCCAGGACCTAAGTATAAGAAGGTATCTTTTTCTAACCCCGGACACGCTCATAACTTAGCAAAGAAGTTAAACGACATGTTTAATACAGACGAATTTGCGGTATATAAGTTATCAACAGGTGAATTAGAAACAGAGATATGAACTGGAAAGAGACTTATACCAAAATCTTCCTCAATCAACTAGGCAAAACATCAAACGATATATCAGTTAAAGAATTTATGCCCTTATGGTGGAAGAACCCTAGGCAAGCAGGCGGACTATGTCTCACTGAATTAGGTTTTGATGTCTTAACCGAAATAGATCTTGCGACATACGATGTGCCGTATCCAAAAGATATGCCCCTTACAACACAAGTCATTATCTTCTTAGACAAGTTTATTGACTGTCCTTACTATCTTACCCATAATTCGATTGTAGTAACAGGCGAAAAGAAAGCAATGGAACTACATTTGTTTAGTGGAGACCTACGTAAATACGGTCTTACTAAAGCAATGAACCGACACGAAAAATAATTTAACATTTTGGCAACTTAGTGGTTGACTTTTATTCTGTAGAGTGTATACTATATGTATAGTTAGAAATTAACTTAGCACTGATGACAACACAAGAGGAATATAATATGGAAAATGTAGCACTACGCACCGTAAGCCCTAATAAGGCTAAAAAATCAATTAAACACGCTCTTAAAAAGAAGCGTCCAATCTTTCTTTGGGGACCTCCAGGTATTGGTAAATCTGAAATAGTCGAACAAGTGGCTAACAGTTTACCCAATTCACACTTGATTGACATTCGTTTGTCTTTATGGGATCCAACAGATATTAAAGGCATGCCTTATTATGCCGCTAACGATAACACAATGAAATGGGCACCGCCTGTAGAACTTCCAAGTGAAGAATTTGCGGCACAATACGACAACATTGTATTGTTCTTAGATGAAATGAACTCTGCGGCACCTGCTGTACAAGCGGCGGCTTATCAACTTATTCTTAACCGTAAGGTTGGAGCATACAAACTACCAGACAATGTACTAATTGTTGCGGCTGGTAACCGTGAAGCTGACAAAGGTGTTACATACAGAATGCCTGCTCCGTTAGCAAACCGTTTCATCCACTTAGAGTTAGAGGTTAACTTTGCAGATTGGTTTGATTGGGCTGTAGATAAAAAGATACATAACGATGTAGTAGGTTTTTTACAGTTTAGTAAGAAAGATTTATACGACTTTGATCCAAAGTCACCAAGTCGTTCATTTGCAACTCCACGTAGTTGGACATTTGTAAGTGAACTATTAGAAGACGAACTCGACGTCGAAACTACAACTGATCTTACATCAGGTACAGTCGGCGAAGGGTTAGCCATTAAGTTTATGGCACACCGTAAAGTAGCGGCATCTATGCCTAACCCAACTGACATTTTGTCAGGTAAGGTTAAAGAGTTGAAACAGACAGAAATCAGTGCAATGTATTCCCTGACTGTATCACTTTGCTACGAACTTAAAGAAGCGTCAGATGCAAATGATAAGAAGTTTGATGAAAAAGTGAATAACTTTTTACGCTTTGCAATGGACAATTTTGAAACTGAATTGGTTGTCATGGGTGTTAAAGTAGCACTCACTCAGTACGCTTTGCCCATTGATCCAGATGAAGTGGAATGCTTTGATGAATTCCACGATCGTTTTGGAAAGTATATTAAGGCCGCACAACAGTCTTAATATGGTGTGTAGAGTTTTGGACGTTCTCATTAAAAAACGTCCATTTTATATTGACTTTTAGTATAAAGAGTGTATACTATAAGTATAGTAACAAACAAAAGGGCATAAGAACATGAGCGTTGCAGGAACTAAACTTTGGGAACCAGACCTTAATATAACACCAGAAGCACTAGAAGAAATGCGAGTAGAAGTATATGACCGCATTATTATTGCTCGTGTAGGTTTGTTGTTGCGTCATCCATTCTTTGGCAACATGGCAACACGTTTACGCATTTTAGCCGCAGATGATTGGTTACCTACTGCCGCTGTAGACGGACGCAACCTTTATTACAACACTCAGTTCTTTAATGCAATGTCAAACAAAGAAATTGAATTTGTTATTGCACATGAAATTTTACATTGTGTTTTTGGACACATGGATCGTAGAGAAGATCGACAGCCTTTGATTTGGAATATTGCTGTTGACTATCTAGTTAATAACTTACTAGTACGTGATCGTATTGGTGAAAAGCCTAAACTAGTAGACTGCTATCAAGACTTTAAATATGAAGGTTGGAGCGGTGAGCAAGTATATGATGACATATACGAAACTGCAAAACAGAACGGAAAAGACTACTTAGAACAATTAGGTGAGTTACTAGACGAGCACCTTGAAGCAGAAGGTGGTGATCAACCGGGCGACAACGGCGAAGGTAAAGATTCAAACGGCAACGGTACATCTAAGAAAAAGCCTAAGATGACTAAAGCAGAAGCAAAACAAATTAAAGACGAAATTAAAGAAGGCATGATGCAAGCGGCACAAGCGGCAGGTGCAGGTAATACACCAGGCGAAGTGCAACGTATGATTAAAGAACTTACAGAGCCTAAAATGAACTGGCGTGAAATTATTTCACAGCAGATTCAATCTACTGTAAAAAATGACTTTACATTTATGAAACCTTCACGTAAAGGCTGGCATACTAGTGCAGTACTTCCAGGACAAAACTTTGACGATTCAATTGAACTATGTGTTAGTATTGACATGTCAGGATCAATTGGTAATTCACAAGCAACAGACTTTTTAAGTGAAGTACAAGGCATTATGGATCAGTATGCAGATTACAAAATTACTGTATGGTGCTTTGATACAAAGGTATATAACGAACAAGAATTTACTGCTGATGGTGGAGAAGACTTACGTGACTACGAAGTTATGGGCGGTGGCGGCACTGACTTTGACGTTAACTGGCAGTACATGAAAGACAGAGATATTGTTCCTAAAAAGTTCATTATGTTTACAGATGGATATACATGGGACTCATGGGGTGATGCAGATTATTGTGATACATTATTTTTATTACATTCACATCATGATAAAAAGACCGAAGCACCGTTTGGTACAACTTTACACTACGAGGAAATGAGTGCATAAACTTAAACAACCAAACGCTTTAAACTTTTTTGGATTAAGGAGAGCGCATTGCGTATCTCCACAATTCGAATATATAACCATTCCTTACACCTACAACATCGAGGAATCGTTAAATAAATGGGTACTGAGACATTTAAAAGGTAGATACTTTTTAGGAAAATCAGTCGGAGTATCAAGTAGTAATGGTAAAACTGATAACTTTATTAAGGTAGGATTTGAAGACCCGAAAGAAGCAAGTTATTTCATGTTAGCTTGTCCACTTCTGAAATACAAATAATTAACTACGTACTAAATAAAAATATAGGAGAACGTAAAATGGCGAATGACACAAAACCAAATGAGACTGCAGAAGCACCAGCAACAACTGAAGCACCTGTGGCTCCACCAGCGGCAGAATTAACTGTCCAAGACCTAACAGCAATTAAACAAATTATTGATGTAGCAAGTTCAAGAGGCGCTTTTAAAGCAAATGAAATGGCTATTGTAGGTCAAACATATAACAAACTAGAATCTTTCTTAGGCGCCGTAAGCGAATCAAAACCGCAGGAAGAACCTAAAGGAGAATAACTATGGCACTTAAACATATAGGCCGCGTTGTAAAAAATCAAAAAAGATGTGCAGTAGCATATCGCACAATACCTGGAGACCATCAGTTTTCACTTGTAGTAATGAGTGAAAATTTAGATTCACCAGATCATGATGCTTTAATGACTTTAATTGAATCAGGTGCAGGACAAGAAGCAAATGAACTTGCTGATGCAATGCACAGAACACAATTACCAGACGGTAAGAACATGTTAGTAGGTTTCCATGCAATGGGCAAACTAACTAAAGTATTATCAGAAGATATTGAAATGACACCTGATAATAGTACAACTATTAACCTTGCAGAATTAAATAAAATTATTGCTGAACAAAAAGGTATTACAGTAGCAGACTTAGCCGGAGAAGTTAAAGGCGCTCCAAACGCAGATGCAACAGCACAAGCACCTGTTAAAGCACCCGAAGCAACAGCACCTGTTAATGATACATTAAGCGACGAAGATTTAGCCGCACAATATCGTTCACAAGCAGACTCATTATTTAAAGAAGCAAAAGTACTACGAGAACAAGCAGAGGAATTGGTGCCTACTAAGAAGAAATCCAAGTCTAGTGCAAAAGAAACCTCGTAAAAAACAACTTCCAAAAGAAGTAATAGATCATTGGCCAGAGGTATTCAAGGATGTACACATTGATGTAGTACCACTTGAATACCTTAACTCTGTCAGAGTAGAATTTACTGACGGTAAAATATGGGACATTGATATCAATACAGATAAAAAGCCTGTAAAAGATCTAGAAAAATCCTTAGACGACCTATTTGAACAGTATCAAAACGTTATAAAGAATGTTGACTTTAGACTAGATACGGACAAGGTTAAAGCAGATATTACCAAAAGAACTAGAAAATTTTTAAAGTTAAGAAGATAGTTCAGATGGATAAATACTAATAACAAATAAATATGTTATCAGGAGTTAACTAGAATGGCATTACAGATCAGACGTGGCACAGATGCTGAACGTACCGCAGGTGGCGGTGTAGTATTCGCAAATGGCGAGTTAGTATATGTAACAGATACTGACAAATTATACATAGGTGACGGAGCAACAGCAGGCGGTTTGCCTTTGGCTGGTTCAGCTATTGCAAGCATAGGTGAATACATTGTAGCTGATACAATTAATTCAACTTTAGACTTACAACAAAATTTAGACCTTAACGGCAAAGACATAATTGGTACAGGTAATATTAATATTGCTGGTACTATTAATGCTACTGGCAATGTAACCATTGGTGACGATGCTAGTACAGATACAGTAGACTTTGGTGCAAAGATAACAAGTTCATTAACTCCGAACGCAGATTCTACATACGATATCGGTGCAACGAATGCACGTTGGAACAATGGTTACTTTACTGGGTTAGCTGTCGACGGACAAATAGACGCAGTAGCAATTAACGCAGACGTTATTGCAGATAATTCCACTGTAATGGTAGACAAAAGTAGTAATACACTTACAGGTGACTTAACAGGTGATGTTACCGGCGACACAGCAGGTACACATACTGGTGCTGTTGTAGGTAATGTAACAGGTGATGTTACTGGTGACACAGCAGGTACACACACTGGTGCTGTTGTAGGTAATGTAACAGGTGATGTTACTGGCGATGTTGTAGGTAACGTAACTGGTAACGTAGTAGGTGACTTAACTGGTGATGTTACAGGTGCTATAAAAGGATCAGGTGGTAGTACAGTACTAGCATCAAATACAGGTCCAGCAGATGCAAACTTATCAGTTGATGCAGTTACAGCAACAACACTTTCAGGAACACTAACAGGCAATGTTACAGGTGACTTAACTGGTGACAGTGCAGGTACACATACTGGCGCAGTAACTGGCGATGTTACAGGTAACGTAACTGGTAACGTAACTGGTGATTTAACTGGTAATAGTGCAGGTGTACATACAGGTAACGTAACTGGTGATTTAACTGGTAACGTAACTGGTAACGTAGCAGGCGAAGTAACTGGTAACGTGTTTACTAGTTTAATTGATAGTACAGATTCAAGTGCTATTACAATTACTCCAGCAGTAGTTATGAGCAGTGACTTAACAGTTGACAATGCTATAAGCGTAGGTGGTATAACTGGTGTTGTTATTAACGATAATTTCATTGGTGCATACAGTGCTAGTAACCCTACAAAACTTGCTGTTAACACTATATGTTCAGACTCAAATGATTACACAACAGAATTAGTAATTGACAATAACGTTCTATTAAATTACGATATGACCGTTACAGGAAAATTACAAGCATTTGGTGAACGTGCAATTACTGCAATTCACAGAACAGAATTAAATGAAACAAATAGTGGTTTCTTTGTAACTGAATATTCAGGTTCAGTAACTGATGCAAATGAGCTACAAGACATTTCAAACTATACAATTAAAACTAAAATTGTAGAAGATGTTGCAGACTTTGGTACTGCTGTTAAATTTGCTAGTATGACAACTACACAACGTAATGCGCTAACAGCGGCAGCTGGTATGGTTGTGTTTAACACTACAGATACAAAATTACAAGTATACACAGGCTCAGCTTGGGAAGACTTACACTAATAATTAAATAAATTTTAGTCACAAAAAAAGGAGCATTAACGCTCCTTTTTTATTGAGTGGATTATTCTTAAAGAATTATCATACACTCAACTACTTTTTCTTCTTCAATAGTACTTGTAGTAAGTGCTATAGCAACTTTTTGTGCGCCTTCTTTAATTAGTACACCATCGTAACTTGCATAAAGTATATCACCTTTATTAACTGCTCCTAGTACACGAGTTGGAACACGACCTTTAAGTGCTATTGCTTGTCCTTCTGCATTTGCGTTCATTAAGTAAGCTGGATCAGTAGATATAATTCCTACTGGAAAATCATTTGGTCCACATGCTTTAAGTTCGCTATCTTCATCTGTGCTAACACATACTACTGTGCCTGGTGCTAATTCTTCATTTGTTGTATATTTCTCAGCCAAGTCAGCAAAGTCTGCTTCTGTTGCTGTACCTATAAATTTAAATCCTGGTTCTAAATCAATACCTGTAGATTTAACTTTACCAATTGTTGTACTATTATGCGTAAATGTTGTATCGCCGTCATTTGCTACTGTTACACTACTATTACCATTTGATATTGATGTAGTACTAACTCCGCTAATTGCATTATTAATATTAGATACTGTAGTATCAACTTCGCTTTTACTATAAACATCTAAATTAGTTCTAGCATTAGGAGCAGTTGTTGCGCCTGTACCACCATTTGCAATAGCAGTTACAACATTGTTAAAGTTAATGTTAGTAGCGTTAAGTGTTCCAACAGTTAAGTTATCAAACCAACCATCGTTTGCTGTTCCTGATTCGTTTACATGTCCTACAAGTCTAGTACTTGCTGTTATTATACTACCGTCTATAGTAGTAGCAGTAATATCATCTGAACTAATAGGTCCTACAGCAATAGCGTTAGATGCATCTCTTGCAACTAATGTATTTGAACTTTTAGCTGTACTAGCATCAAGTCCTAATTGTAGTACTGCACTTTCTGCTCCTGCACCATCTAATACATTGTTTACATAAACATTAAGATAAGGATCATTGTTGTATGTTGATATATTTTGTACATAGTTACCTGTAGTATCTGTTCCTAAAGCAACACTATTTTGCCCAGATGTTAGTGTTAAAGTAACATCTTGCGATCCATCTATTGTAACTTGTCCTGATAAATCACCGTCTACTGTTATTATTCTTGCAGTAGTCCATTTATTTGCTGTTGCGGCCGCACCGTTTAATGCGCCTATAAATTCTGTAGCATATAGTTTTCCGTTGCTGTCTCTAACTGCAACTGTATCCGGTTGTCCTGCTCCGTCTGCAACATGACCAACTCTATATTCATATGCACTTGCACCTGTAGCAACTTGTAGTGTTGCCGCTCTTGATGCTAGTCCACTAAACTGTGTTGCAGTAATATTACCTGAATTATCTCTAGCAACTAGTGTATTTGCTGTAGCAGTAGTTGCCGCACCAATAAAAGTTGCTCCGCCGTCTACTTGTACACCATCTGCTTTAGTAACTCTACCTGTAAGCGCCGCTGTAGCGTCTGTGCTGTTGTATAAGTGCGTTCCGCGGAAACTAGTACCAAAGATATCACCTACACTATCTCTTGTTACAAGAGAGTCAAATGTGTTTCCTTTAGTAGCAATTTTGTATGTTCCGTCACTTAATACAGTATTTGCTTCGTCTGCTATACCTCTAAAGTTTACAGCATGTACTTCGTTCCAACGCTTAGTTGTAGAACCAATATCCATTGTGTTATCTGCATTTGGTATTGGACCAGTTGCTGAAAGTTTTAACGGAATAACTGTTGAGCCACCTGCGTCTTTAACTTTAAATGACATATCGGCATTTGTAATAGTTGACTCAAGTATTGTTTCGCCGCCGGATATTTTAACTAGTAATTCGTCGTTTGGTCCAATTAATAAACCATCATTATCAGCAATATCAACTTGTGTAACAAACGTTGGATTTGAACGTTGTACAAACTCTGCCGCTAGTGTTCCGCCTAATTGTAATGCGTTTGAAACAGTACCGTGTAATTGATAGTTACCTGTTGTAACTCCGTTAGTTGAATTTTCTGTATTAAGTAGTGTAATACCTTTTTTGATTCTATCAAATCCGCTAATTGGATTTGAATCATCTAATGTAAATTCGTCATTACTTACTGTAAAGATAACAACGTCATCTACAAAACCTTTTAAAATTTTGTGCTTATACGGTGTGTCGTCTGCTTGACCTGCAAATAAGTTATCATAAACTTCATCATCGTCAATCGTTGTTTTAATAGTTTGGTTACCTTTTGGCCCAACTAATACAAAAGGATCACCTGATGCCGCACCATTATGTGCATATAGTTGACTTGTTACATCGTCCCACCATAAGTCACCTTTGTTAACATTTGCTGAAGTAATTGCTGAACCACTTGGCTTAGAACCAATGTGAACGTTTCCAAGGGGAACAAAAACGCTTTCACTATTACCATCATACACTTCTATTTTTTTAGAAGTAGTATTAAACCATAACTGTCCTGCTATTGGTCTCGGTGGTTGATTAGCACCTGCAAAGTTTTCTAGTAAGTAAACAAAATTTTCATTTTGTATTTCGCCGTAACCTGCATAGTTTTTACCTATTAGTTTTAGGTCAGTTGTGTTGTCGATTGTTCCATCTTCAACTACTGCTACACTGTTGTTACGAGTATTAAATATTGTATAAGCCATTCGTTAATATCCCCTATTACGATAATAGTATTTATCGTATTTCCCTGTTAATGTTCTTACGGAGTTTCACCGTTTGGACCCGTAGCAGAAGTTACCCATGTCTTTGTTCCGCCTACATCCTCTACTTTAAAGAATCTTTTAACTCGAGTTGTATTTGCTGTAGGTGTTGCGCCGTCATCTGCCTTTAACGTAACATCACCTGTTGTTGTTCCTGTAAATCCAATGTCTTGTATTAGTTGCTGGTTTGCTGGACCTGCCGCTGTTGGTGCAACACCATACGGTTCAATAACATTTAAGTCTGAAAAATCTACACCAATCTTTGTTGTACTAATACTTGACCCAATAGCAATGTTACTAACTGCTCCTCTTAACGAAGTAGTAATTACTCTTGCATATGTATTAATACGTTTTTCTGACGCTGGATGTAAAAAGTTTATACTGTCAATAACTTGTTCATCTAAACTTGAAAAACCTGTTTGTGGCATATCTGTAACATCTATTATTAGTGCTACAGTATCACTTTCCATTTGTGTATCTACATAGTCTTTGTTTGCAACATCAGTTGTTGCACCTGTAGCATAGTTAGTAGTAGCAACACCTGTAATTTTTACATTGTTAAACACAACTGTTCCGCCACTATTGATTTGAAGACCAGCTGTTGTATCTATAATTGGAGTACCACCGCTATCACGTATCTCCATAGAAGACTGTATACGCACTCTGTCCATTTGACCAACTTCACGCAAGCCTGACGCTACTTCAATAGCAGATCCTAATTCGTGATATGTTCCGCCAACATTTTCTTGTGCTATAACAACATTATTAATTTTGTATGCTTTGCCATCATAAAGATTTAAATGATCACTAACTTGCCAGTTGTCACCTTCAGTTCCATCATTTTGCCATTTAAGGTATTTGTCGTTTGCATTTGTATTACTTGGAGCACCTTTAATTATAACACCAGCATTATTTGCTGTTGAGTCACTACGTTGTACTACGCTAGATACTACTGCATTTGCTCCGCTTTCTTGATTTAATAAACCAACTGCTGAGCCTGTTAATGTGTCAGCGCCTGAACTAAATGTTCCGTTAGTTGGCTCTAATGTAAGTGTAAGTAAGTCTGAACTAATAGTTTTAAAAGTACCTGTTGCTAGTGTGCTTGATTGTGTAACAGTTTCACCTACTGTAAGTTGTCCTGCAATAGTAGCATCCAAAGCCGCATTAAGTGTTATTACTGTATCTGCATGTCCTAGTTCAATATTGTAGTCATCAACTGTTAAGTTTTGTGTTTCAATAGTTGTACTTGAACCTTCAATAGTTAAGTTACCTCTAATAAGTGCATCACCATTAACATCTAATGTAGCAGTTGGTAACTGACCTAAGTCCATATTAATACCAGCTCTTCTATTATTAGAAGTTAAAACAAATCCATCATATTCAGTAGATCCTAATAAGTTAATTCTAAATCTATCGTCTTTACCAGTAAGCTCAATACTTGTAAGTTCGTCTGTTGCTTGGAACTTTGCTTCACCTGATTGTCCAATAGTTAAACCGCCGGAGTTTTGAATAAAAATTGTTCCAGTTGTAATACTGTTAGCATCTGATGCTAGGAACTGTCCTGCTGTTTTTCTAATTCTTAATTGTGTGTCAGGATCAATTTGGTCTGTAATTAGTGAGTTAGATGAATCAGCAACACCATAGAATCTAAAATTATCAGCATCAATAATATTAAAGCCACGTTTGATATCTTGTGTGTAATTTAGTCTTGATTGTTCTGCAAGTGTTGGAGTATACTCATCGTTACTAATAAGAGCAACTGTAGTTTCACCAATAAACAATTTAATTAGTGTATGGTCAACTGATGATTTATCTCTAACTGTATCAACTTCAAATCCACTCTTGCCTTGAGCATCTGTATATATTGGTCCAACTAGTACAGGATCTCCTGTACCGTCAAAGAACTTCATTTGGTTAGTAGCATTGTTTATCCAAATATCACCTGCAACCATTTGTGGTTGTGTGTTACTAACTATAGGACCATTTGATTTAAAACCTGTCCCATCATATACTTTTAGTCTACCTTGTGATTTATCGTACCATAACTGTCCTGTAATAGGAGTTGCTGGTGCCGCTGTACTTGCAAAATTTTCTAGTATCTTGATAAGGTTTTCGTTGAACGCTTCACCAAACCCTACGTAGTTACGTCCTATTAATGTTATGTCCGAACTAGTAGTGTCTATTTGGCCGTCAACTAGTTCTGTTAATAGCGTTCCGTCTGTCTTGTTTAGTTTATAAGCCATCTATTATTCCCCTGCGTAAATTAAGTAGTTGAGTGTTAAGAATGGATTCATAACATCTATCGGTTGCCCTAATGTACTTTGTGTATCAATACCACCTGACCCTGCGTATAATGCGCCTGTTCCTGTACCAACTAAGTCTGTCTTTTCTATTGTACCTGATGCGCCTAAGTTAGCAACAGATGATGTATCACTAAATGCATAAAACTGTGATCCTTCGCCACCGTCTCTATCATTTATCATATCATGTTCGTGTTCTGGTAAGTTGCTAACACCTAGTGTTACTTTTTCTGTACCACTGGAAGCACCTAAAGTATCTGCCGCCGCATTGTCTGTAACATTTGCACTACCTCTACCCATGTTATCTTTACCCATTGGTAGTCTACCACGTAAGTCTGGTACTGCAAAATATGCATCTGAGTCGCCTGTTTCTGTTTCAATTTGTGATTTTGATTTGAATGACCATTGTACTATTGCATGTAAAGCAGTTTTGTCAGCAATCAAATAGTTAGTACCGTCACAAACTAACCAACCATCTGGAATAGGAATGTTTACATCATC